AAACCTATTTCTATTACAGGTATAAAATCCTTTTCCACATATCCACCAATATACGCATCTATTGTTTTCTTTAAAAGCGGGTCTTTTGATGATTCTTCAGCAAATGGTCTTGGATTACCAGCACCAACGCCTGTACCATTACCCCACTCTACCCACTTACCATACTCTGCGCCCGGAGGTGCAAATTGTAATGCTACAGTGAATGAAGTTTGAGGTAGATTTAAACTTGTTACACTAGCTGCCTGTTGCTGTGTAATCATATTAGAAGGTGTATTGAAAGATTGTACCGTCTTATAAAGATTACCAGTCTTATAAGCAGGTTTCCAATTCCCACTTATCATATATAAGTTAGCTAGGGATTGGTAGGTTTTAGCAACATCTTCTAATGTTTTCATTAACAATCAGTTTGTACTCCTTTAATTTCTAAAGCGTTACCAGCCAATACCACACCTGTATCACAGAAGTTTGCTTGGTTGAATGCTTCTAATTCAAATGTACAAACCCATCCTGCTAAACCATTTGGCATTTCGTTTTTAAATGCTACTGCGTTAGGTTCTGTTGTAAATTCAAATGCGTTCACACCTCTATCAGTATAAGATAGTAAATCGTTCAATATAGATAGGGTATTCGCATGAATATCAAATGTATCATCAGTACCATAGAAAGGAACTTCTTGCTGATTATATACTCCAACACTTTCATTGTTCTTATCTTTAGCTTTATCAGCAATAGTTAATTGAACTTGAAATTTAATTACTTTCTCACCAAAACGAGCGGTTGTAATTAGAATATTACCCAATGGATATTGAGGAAACTCATCATCATCTAAACCAAAATTATCACCATAACTTACTCTTTGAATAGAGGGATGGTTCTTCATTATTGTTTTGAAGTAATTTACTATATTGTAATAGAGTACATAATTTGTACCAATATTATTTACTACGTTACCCATAAGTTATTATAGATTTATTCCTCCGAAATAAGCATTGCCCATATCAGGATAGATTTGTGTTTGGTTACCAACTGATTCATAGTATTCAGGAATCTGATTAGAATATGAAATCAAATAGTTCTGCATTCTTGTAGCGTAATAATCAGCATTACTCATAGATTTTTGTAATAGGTAATCTACTTCGTTTTTAGATACTGATTTTGCTGTTTCTGTCTCATGCTTAACTGCACCTTCACTTTTGAATTGAACACCAGAGAATGGAAGATATTCCACTACAGCGTACCATATAAGAGTAGGTTTGATATGTTCCTTCATTAAGTCTTGATAGTAAACATCCAATTGATTGAAAGTTCCTGCTTCAATTTCTTCTTGAAGCCTGTAAAACAATACAGTACCTAAAAGATTTAGGATGTATTTGTCTTGTGCAGTTCTCACAAAGTTTAACAATCTATCTGCATCTATTGAACCTTGCAGTGGAGTGTTTTTTATAATATCGTTTCTTGTTATAAATAAAGCGTATGCCATATCAATTATTTTTTATATGTTTCAAAGTTTTTAGAAAAGTTAGGATTAGATTTTTGATAATCCATAAGTGTTTCAGTTTGTATATTAGGGTCTACCGATGATGGGTTATCTTCTATCTCTGCAGGATTTTCTCCTTCTTCGTTAATATCTTCCTGTACTTCTTCAATACTTTGTCCTGTTTCTTCTGCAGTTTCAGAAAGGATTACCAATGGAGTTAATTGCTCAAAATACAATTCACTATCCTCATATCCACCTTCTGATAAAGCCTCTGATAAGAAGTTTATGATTAGGTTTTGGAATGGATTAATTGTCATCGTTTGTAAGATTGAGTAAGCTGTTTTCATTTCCTCTGATTGAGAACTAAATCCGTTAGCTACAGTTCTGATACCAAACAACAATGGTGATGTTACTCTATGTCCAACTAATATTCTATCCTGTGCGTATTCTGCAACGTATTTGTATTTGTCATGCAAATTATCAGTAGAGATAATATCAATTGTTGGTTTTCTTTCTGGGTCATCGTTAAATGAAATCATAAATCTACCAGCGTTTCTAGTACCTGTAAACTTAGATTCAATCAAATCTTCAATCGTATCCCTTTCTTCAGGAGCTGGAATACCATTATTCATATTAACCATCACTAATGGTAAGAAACCATTTTCAATATTGTTAAGATGTAAGTTAGATAATTCAGCTTCAGCAAATGAGAATTGTAATGCAGGAATCCAATCAGGCAATGCATAATAGTATTTGCCAGGTGAATAGTTTTTAATCCATAAGATTTCCATCTTTTCAGTAGATGTACCAAAAGCTGGAATCTTTTTCTTATTTCTTTGTGCTTTATGGTCACTCCAATCTATACAATAGAAGTAATTCTCAATCTTTGGTTTATCGTATAATTTCTCAGCTCTAAAGTTTTGTACTGGAGCATGATACATTTTGATTATCTTACTATGGTCATCATTCCAATAAACTTGGAAACAAGCATTACCATATAGTTTTAAATCAAAAGCTACTCTTTTAATTTCTTCTTGCGGTATTAACTTACCTAAAGTTTCTTCAAATCCTTTGTTCTTAGTGTATAATCCTTTACCATATACTAAATCAGCTATACCCTCAATACAAGCTGCATTGGTTGTTGAATTATTATATGCATCTATTACGTTTTGGAAGAAATCATCAGGTCCAATAACGCCTACCGGCACCCATTGGTATCTTGTCTTTGTATCTTCTGTTATAACTGGGATGTCTTGTTGTGTAAGATTAACTACACTAAAGTTTTGATTTATTTTCATATTAGTCTAGAATTATATATTCATTATCTGTCACGTTACTAATGTACACATCTTCTAATGGTATTTGATTAACGTAATTTGTTTTATCCAAAGGTTGAGTAGTAAACACATTAATACTACCATGCCATATTGAGCATGTTGTATCTGAAATGTAAGCCCTATATTCAGTACCAACACTTGCACTTACTAATGTAGGTACTTGCGAAGCAGTGAATGATAACTTACTTTCATAAGCATCATATCGGTAATTTGACAACGATGCTGATGTATTAACCAGCGTTGTCATATCTTGTAGATATAATCTAAGGTTAGAACTTCCAGTTGGTTGTGTTCTGAATGTCCATACGTTGTTACTAGATGAGTAGTATGTAAGCATTATCTCGTCTTTATGTTTATAATTTAACAATTTTACAAACAATTATAGTGATGAGCATAAAAAAGGGTAACACTTAGTGCTACCCTCTTAATTATTTCTTTCTATACTGATTAAGAATTTGTTCCTACTACGATAGTTGGAGGATTGCTTATAGAACCGAATGGGTTTCCATAAGTAGAACCAGATACGAATGGAGCTGGGAATTGTTCTTGTCCAGTGAAGGTTACTGAATAACCATAAAGGTCACCCAATGCTGCACCGGTCTGAATAGTACCTGCTGTTACATCTGCACCTTCTCTTTGTCCTACCAATAGAGTATCACCTGCCATTGTGTGGATAAAGATTTGAGGTCTACCATAAGCCATCAACTTCAATTGTGTAGTCATTTCGTTGGTTAATTTCTTCAAGTTAAGAACTAATTCTTGAGAGAAGAAAGTTGTACCATTATCACGAGATGAGTTTACAGTTTCAGTATAGCTAGAATTTCCTTTTAGGTCATATTGATACACTGTTAAGCCCGCTGGTAATGATTCTAGTAAAGCATCTCCGTCTGAGCCAGATGATACATTACCTAAAGAACCAGTATAGTTCAAGAAGAATACTGAAGCTATACCACCAACTGAATCTTTACAAGGTTCATTTCTACCTGCTGTTAAATTACAAGCCATAGTTTTAGTTTTTTTAGTTAATTTGTTTTTGTTTTTAATAGATTAGAATGAGGGAGGGAATTACACCCTCCCATTACTCATTCAATATATTAATAGTTCTTATGGATAGCGATGTCTTGACCGATACCATATTGTGTACCAGCTGTGTATCTCATAATGATTCTATAATTCTGAGAACCATCTAAGTTAGCCATGTCTAATACTCTTACTTCGTTATGGTCACTCAATAAACCTGTTCCGAAGAATAAGTTTGATTTTTGAGCTGCTACCATAGCAGAAGAACCAAGACCTGGACAGAATGCCATCTCAATACCGTTGAAGTTCAATGGTTTTTCACCAACGTTCATTTGGTTGTTGAAACCATTTGCACCTTGTGCTCCACCAGCTAATGCTTGTTGATAAGCCTTAACTACGTTAGTTGGAACATAAATCATCAAATCTTCTTTTCCATAAACTTCTTGCGGAATAGCATCAACTAATGCATTTAATGCAGTTAATACGTTTGCAGAAGTGATAGAACCAGAAACTGATGAAGTTACAGGAGCGTTAGTACCACCAGCTACAACTGAAGAAGATAAAGCGGTATAGATACCACCAAATTCACCATTAGTTGCAGTTGTACCTCTCCAGATAGATTCTTCAGTAGCTTGTGCTACTTTACCACCTACATAAGAGATTAAGAAATCGTTGAAATCTTTTGGAATCTCATCAAATGCGCTATAGCCCAATTGTAAAGCTTCCCAGCTATCTACGAATTCTTGCTTACATAATTGTAAGTTTACTTGTAATTCTTTTGGTTCTAAGATTCTCTCAGTAAGAGCTACAGTACCAGAAGTTGTGAAGTCACATGATGCGTTGTTTACAATGCTATTAACATCAATCTTTTGGATAACACTTTTGAACTTCACATTCGGCATGATTGTGATGTATTGGTTATCTAAAGTTTTTGCTGATAACAACGCTGCCGCAATGTACTTCCCAGCAAATTCACCAGCGTAAGTTGTGGTGATGCTTGGTTGTTGAAAGTTTTGTTGTTTTCTCATCTTTAAATGATTTTGTTTGTTTTATTTATATAATTTTGATAAGAAAGAGTTTTGTGTATTAGCTACAGCCCCTTTCTTATTGAATTTTACTCCGTTTTGTTTTGGTGCGTTTTCATCAATTGGTGCTCCATCCAATTTAGGAAGTTCTTCTTCATCTTCGTCAGTTACTGCTTTCATAGCTACATCACCAGGTAATGGTTCTGCTTTTACTTTCTCAGCTTTTTCTCCTTCAGATACTTCTTCTTCCTTAACCTCCATCATAGACTGCATTTTCTTTTCTAATTCTTCAATACGATAAGACATGTCTTCCATTACTTTCTTCATGTCACCATATTTTTTCATATCTTCTGAAATAGGTTCTGCAGTTTCTTCAGTATCAACTTCCTCGTCATCACCCATGTCACCACCAGCGATTGATTCCATTTCAACATCTCCTTCAGGTAATTCTACGTTTTCTCTTTCAGAGATTTTACCTTCAGCATCTACCATAATCTTAATTCTAACATCGTTTCCTTCGCTATCTCTTAAGATTACTTCATGTTCACCTGCTGGAGCTGGAGATTTACCATCTTCAGTAACTACATCTACTGATTCACCAACATCGAATGTAGGAGATTCTAAGATTGTTCCATCAGCAAGTTTTGCGTAAGTAAATAACACTTCCTCTTTAGATAGAGATAAAGTCGTCATTAT